CTACAAAAAAATAATCTGATATTTCCTGTTCCGCTCAACACTCCTTGATATACGGATTTCTTTGATAATTGACCGCCAGAAAGCCCTTTTTTCTTCATTACTCAGTTTGTTGTAAATAACCTCAAAATTGCAGTCCAAGACCTGTTTAAGGGGTTCTAAATTCTTGATGGGCTGTTCTATGTCTGGAAGCGCCGCAAGTTGCTCCTCATATTCTATGCGGTCCTTTTTGTATTCATCTAAACTAATTACTTCATTTAGATATAAGTCTTTTAGTCGGTCTAACTTTCTGCGAAGTTTGTTCTTTTTGGCACGGTTATCAATTCTCTTTGTCTCCCCTGTCTCGAAATCTACCAGGTATCCGCTTAACTCTTCACGGACGTGTTCCAATAAGTATTCTTCAATCCGCACTTCGCGAATTTCGCCTCCGTTACTGCATTTCTTGTATGTCCGGTATTGCAGGCATTCATAGGCCGGATATTTATACCGGTAAACCTTTCCGCTGGTTCTATGGCTTGTCACTTTGATGTGACAGCCGCACATTTTATGTCCGCATGAATCGCAGACCAAAATCCCAGAAAATATGTAAGGGTACTTCTGACTGGATCTGATAGTGCTGTTGGTGTCAAGGACACGTTGAATATCCTGATACATCTCGTCAGAAATCAGGCGCGGACAGTAATTTTCGTTGCCGCGATAACGGCCGGTGTATTTCTCGTTTCGCAGGATACTGTTTTTAAGGTTCTGGATACTCATATTTATTCCGTGGGTTTCCCGCATGTAGTTTACGGTTTTGGCAAGTCCCTGTTCCCGATGGAAGTACTGAATACTATCCAACATCGCGGGTGCCTCGTCGGAAAAAACTAAATGCTTATTTTGAATCATGTAGCCACGCGGCACTTTGCCAGTTATAACCTCGCCATGTTCTACTTTGCTGCGGAAGACATCAGTAACACGAAGGCCGCCATTCTGAGCTTCAAGTTCCGCCCAGGTCATGGATTGGGCTACGAAAGCACGTCCGTAAGGGGTAGAGGTATCAAAATAAGGCTGATCAATAGCTGTCCAGGCTACGTCGTATTTATCTAATATAACCTGAGTGTTAAGATAATGGCGCAGGCTCCTGAACCATCGGTCTAATTTCGTAAATATGATAAGATCGACCAGACCTGCTTTGACATTCCCGATCAGGCGGGTAAAATCATCACGATCCAGCTTCTGGCCGGAGACGCCGTCGTCGATATAGGTATCTTGAAGGATCATATTCTGGTGATCATCAATATATTTAGTTCCGCGTTCCTTTTGATCACGAATAGAATCACCGCGTTCAGCCTGCTCATCTGAGGACACACGGATGTAGAGCGCTACACGTAAAAGGGTGGTCTGGGGCTTTGTCATAATATCATCTCCTTGGTTAAGTGTATTAATTTGGGGTATAAAAAATACACCTCTTGTCAGGATAGTCTGGAAATGATATAATCAATTTGCGAGAATGATATATCTTTCCGGAATGATCCGGCAAGAGAATCTATGTGAAAAGCTCTGGGAGTTCGCAGCTCCTGGGGCTTTTTTACTTTATTAGTTTTTAGATTTCCAATTAACCCTTAAAATAAAGCCTACAATCCAATAAATTCCACCTGTAAAGCAACCTAAGATAAAAATCCAAAACCACTTTAGATACCATGGCAGCGCTCTTTTCCCGCCACCAGATACAGATGCGGCTGCGCTTGCGCTAGAACTGGAAGAAGAGGAGTTATTTATAATAATAGGGTTATCTTTTCCGCTATTTAACTGCTCTACTTGCTTTCCGCATTTGGGACATACGACACAATCAGCATCAATGATTTCTCCACAATGTTTGCAAAATTTAGTGTTTTCCATACCTGAAATCTCCCATTCTTTTTTGTTATTATTAAAAAGCCAAAAGCTATTTTAATCTGAAAGTACATACTTCTTATCTTAATACATAATTTTGTAACCGCTCAGGAAAATATTTCTCAAGCATATCGTGATACTCTGCCCATGTGGTGTGTTTTTCTTTAGGCTCTTTCTGTTCAAGGATAGGCTTGGGTTTCGGCACCGTCATTTCCGGTATAACAACAGGAAAAAACCAGTTATGTATATCCTGATTTATTTCTTTGCACTCACTTAAGCGGCACATTTTATAATCTTCGTATATTCGATTCGCGGCCATGCAGGATACTCCATATGTATGACAGATACCTCTGATACTATCTGATCGCATATGCCATATAGTTGCACGAGGAACAAGAATGTTACTGGCAAAATAGTCGACAAGATCTTCGAATGATTTATCCGTTGAAGGAAGATCCATAATAAAGTGCCCCAGTTCGTGCATTAATGAGAAGCGAATGCGCTCAGGCGTATTGTTTTCATTATAGGCAACAATTTTTTTATAAGTGAAAGCATCATCTGTACAGTTTTGACAAATCTCATATAATTCAAAATTAATCTTTTTCAATTCCGAATAAGTTAAAACTCTAAATCCATAGTGCTGCAAGATCGAAATACAGTCAATAGGAAAATTAGTTATATTACATTCCTTATAAACAGTTAATACGGAGTTAAGTAATTTGATAAGTCCAGTTCTGTTAAAATCGGTGCAGCATAAATAATTTCTCAATAAAATCAGTCCTCAAATTCAATTTCGGACAAAAGCTGTATCAGGCGCATTTTCTGCTCAACAGACATTTTCTTTCCATTTCTGGCAACAAGCTTTTCAACATCGGCGTAAGTGGGTTCCATCAGGGCAGTTTTCTGACCATTGGCCATTTCCTCTAACTCATCCATAGTTATTCCGAGCCCGTGGCATATAGCCATAACATTATCGACAGTTGCTTTTCCGACACCATTCTTCATTATTCCGTACAACGTGGTATAAGGAATATCACATTTTAGTGCAAATGATTTTAGACTATAGCCTTGTTCTTTTATTAATCTCTCTAAAATTTTCGCTTTTTCCATATCTGCTACCTCGTTTTCTAAGTACTCTTATTATATACTATGAAACGTATTTTGTAAATGAAAAATATTCGATTTAGCGAATAAATTCGGAAAAAGGAATATTTCACGTTGACAAAATACTGAATAAAGAATATAATTTGCTTATGAAATTCGAAATTCAGTATTTTTAAGGAGGTGACAGCATGTATAGAAACTTTTTGTCTGCTATGAAGGACGAGAATGTAACATTTACTCAGATCGGGAGTTTACTTGGTTGTAGGTATCAAACTGTAAGCGATACAGTAAATGGCGAAACAAAGAAAGGCTTTTACTATGAGGACGCAGTGTCAATTAGAAATGTTCTGTTTCCAAAGTACGATTTAGATTACTTGTTTAAGCGAGAAAGTTAATATGAAACAAACTTATGTTCGATAAAACAAATATACCACTATCGAATATGAGTGTCAATGGAAAAAGAAGGACAACGCAAGTAGTACAACCAGTCACACATACAATCTATCAGAGAGGGGTGGTGATATGAAAGATACTGTAATCGCAGTAAATAGCCTTAACGTGGAAAAGGCATTTGAAGCCCTTGCAAGAATTTTGACCGCTCGAGGAGAAGCAACAGTGACTGTAAAGTCTATTAAAAAGAAAGACGAGGTACAGAAAGATGAAACCGCTTAATAGCGGTACTGATGGACAAGCAGGGAGGTGATGGACATGCAGAAGTACATTGACAACCTCGACGACTTCGAGGACGACAGCCGGCCGCCGCTGATCGACTGGGTGGAATGGCTGCTGGTTGGAATATTTGATCTGGCCGGAGCGGGGGCCTGTGCCTACATAGGGTATCTGCTGTTGGTGTTAGTGGTGGAAGGGAGGTGGATCGGTTGAGAGAAAATGATAACAGGTGTCCCTGTTGCTGGGGAAAATACAAATTAGATGTAAGACCCAGACCTGTATCTATCAGATCATGGGACGAAAATGGAAGAGAGGTTACTAGCCGTAAGTACGTCTGCACTTGTGGTTGCTCATGGGAACGGACAACGGTCTCAGAAAAAACAGAAACCCCAGCGGGTGGAGCCGCTAGGGAATCAAGGTAACTACTAACAAGTTTACACCCTCATTATAGCAGAGGGAGACAGGAGATTCAAGATGGAAATGAATACACAGCGCATGGACGCATTTATGAAAGATGTAACAGACTGCCGGAAGGCGATTGATCTCTGCAGCGAAGCAATTAAGAAGCTGGAAGGGCAGCCTATGCGCCTGCTGATTTCAGACGGCTGGGGCGAGAATATCTCGCTTAACAGTGGTGAAATCGGGTTAAGCAAAGAGAGTCAGGCCGCTATTGTAATGGTAGTTAAGGGATCGTTAGAGGTCAGAAAAGAGGAACTGCTCCGCCAGATGGACGAGCTAATGGGGAATTATGACCGTACTATCGGCCTTGAAGCAGTACCGCCGGCATTCCCGCCCAGACCGAAACGCCGCCAGAGTTCCGGCCCGATTAATCCAGACGATGTGGAATGGTAAGGAGGACAAGTGATGAGATTATATGAATTAACAGAGCAGTATCAGGTTTTAGAGGACATGATGTACGATCCAGACGTAGACAGTCTGACCATTGAAGATACCATGGAGGCCATATTTGGTGAGATTGAGGACAAGGCGGAATCTTATGCAATCATCATTACTGACATGAAAGCCGATATTGAGGCATTGAAAGCGGAAGAATCCCGCCTGAATGCCCGGAGGACAAGCTTGGAGAACCGCCAGAAAGCGCTGAAGACGACTCTTATGGAGAACATGAAGGCTATCGGGAAGAGTAAGATTAAGACAACCCTCTTTACGATCAGTGTAGCGAAGAATGGCGGGCAGGAACCGCTTGTTATTGATGGGGCCATTGACGATATCCCGGGCCGCTTCCTGATTCCGCAGCCACCGAAGGTAAATGGTGATGCTGTCCGCGCCTTATTATCCGAGCGCCAGGTAGACTGGGCGCATCTGGAACCGCGTGGGGAGCATCTGGGGATCCGCTGATGGGCGGCGGGGATATGACTCCGTTCCGTATGCAGGTATTAATGGACGTTGCTGCACGGGTTGTAAAACTTATGGTTACGGGTGTGTGGCATCTGTCCTTCGAAGAGATGGATATGGTTCTTGCACTGGTACGGCACGGAATCGATGAAAGCGCAGAGAGAAACAGGAAAGGAGAAAACAGAGATGTTTTTGAAAACAGGGGAGTTAAAGAAAATCATGAAGGCCAGTCTGAAGAAGCACGGCCTGATCGTGGGGAATGTGAAGGATCATTACCTGGTGTATTCCGATAACTGGGGACTGTATATCGAAATACCTTATGCATCGAATAAATTTAAGGCGGCGATCATGGAGCTGATCGGAGACCTACCGGAAGCATATAAATGTTACTTATACAAAACGACTCCGGACGGGGAAGCCGAACCGGAAACAGTGCCGGATTATCCGGATCCTTATGAGCAGTGGAAAGCCGCGAAGGATTTTGCGGCAGTAGCGCCGGTAATGCTGTTTGCCAGGCCCCATGAGTACATCGTATGCCAGAAGCATAGTGACTTGAAATTTGTAGTTGCGGACAGGTCCCTGTCAGACCGGGTAATATCACGGAGTGAACTGGATACGACTGTGGAGGCGATGCCAACCAGGCCGAGTTTCTTTTCTGGTGTGCTTTACTGGAAGAATGAAACGACAATTTACTGGGTGCATACGGAATCACCAGGTAATAAGGCTCTGGAAGTGTTGTTTCCACGTCTGAACGGTATCAGCTTTTTTGAGGATGACTGGATTGCGGATAATGCAGGTCAGGAAGATGAGGAACCGGCAGACGGGAGAGAGGAAGCTGCGGAAGATCCGCTGCCTTATTAAGGAGGAGATCATGGGATTACCAGTATTGATTTATGGAAAATCCGGGAGCGGGAAAAGCCGGAGTCTGAAATTTTTTGATGAAGATGAGATTGTACTGCTGAATACAGAGAAAAAGGAGTTACCATTTCGCAAACGTTTTAAGAAAACTGGAAGCAGTGATGACATCGGAAAGATCATCACGACAATCAACCAAAACCCTGAAAAGGTGTTTGTGATTGACGATGCCGGATATATTATGACACATCTTTTTATGGCCAACCATCGGAATAAAAAAGGGAATGCTTCATTTGAAATGTATGATGATATTGCGGACGCTATGTATGGCCTGGTAAAAATGGTCAAGACCGAGGTGAAGGATCCGGAAAAAATCGTATATATCATTTTCCATGAGGACACGGACGATTTTGGAGTTTCACGGCTCAGAACGATCGGGAAACAGCTGGATCGGAAAGTATGCTTGGAAGGAATGGTCACGATCTGCATCCGCTGCATGAGTGAAAACGGGAAACATTTCTTTCGGACAGTTACTGATGGCTCGGATATCACCAAAACCCCGGAAGAGATGTTCGATGAACCGGAGATAGAAAATAATTTGAAACTTGTTGATGATACCATTCGTAATTTCTACGGTTGGAAGAAATATAAGAGCATGGAGGAAAAGAAGAATGATTAAGAAACCACAGGGATATGATGAGGCGGCAGCTTATACGGGCGAATTTCAGGCCCTTCCAAAAGGAAAATATGTATGCAAGATTCGCCAGGTTTCCGAAGTAACGGATACGGATAAGAGCGGACATGAGTGGAGAAAGTTTGTAATTCTGTACGATATTGCGGAAGGAGAGTATGCAGACTTTTATGATAAGCAGTTTAAAGCAGAAAAAGAAACGAATCCAAAAGCCAAATGGAGAGGCGTCTTTAAACAGAACATGGATGATAAGGGAACGCCATGGCTTAAGGGTGTTGTTACTGCCATTGAGAGGTCTAACAATTTCACTTTCCAGTGGGACAAGGAAGAGAATGAGAAAACGCTTGTCAATAAAAAATTCGGTGGTATTTTCCGCCGCCGTCAGTACGAAAAGGATAATGGAGAGCGCGCAATGACAACGGAGCTGTGGCGGATCCGCAGCGTGGCAGGCCTGGCAGAAGCGGAAGTGCCGGAAGATGAACTGCTTCCAGTAACAGGACCGGGAGGCGGCAGGCCAAATCCGGCAGATGCCGCGGCACCCCCTTCTTTTACAGACAGTGACGGTTTTATGAATATCCCAGAAGGAACCGGAGATGAAGGGATCCCTTTCATGTAAGGCCAGAAGTTCCGTTATTAATCCCAGGGTATCGTTCAGGACTCATCCGGAGAGGGTTTCCGGATCCGGATGAGTTTGATATGCGTCTGATTGATAATTCCGACATAGGAAGCCTGCAGGGCGGAATCCATTGTGCTGATGATATAGGACAGAGCGGCTGGATGTTTGCAATGGAGGGACTTCTCGGTCATACGAGGTTTGAAGATTAATGATAATGAAAGGTTATAATCCGGATCTGTTCCGGAAGGTAAAGGAAGCGGTCTCCATGCAGCAGGTGGCGGAGTATTATGGCCTGCAGCTTAATCGGAAGGGGCTGTGTCAGTGCCCCTTCCATCAGGATAAGAATCCGAGCCTTAAAATATATCCGGACGGAAAGGGATTTTACTGCTTTACGTGTGGAACTGGTGGTGACCAAATCAAGTTTGTAGCGTTGTACCATGATACGAGTAACTATGAAGCCGCAAAAGAACTGGCTGCCGCTTTTGATATTCCCCTGGCTGAGCCGATGACATACAGGGAGAAGCGGGAAGCGGAGCTGGTGTGCCGGCACAGAGCGGCGGTTGCTGCATTTAAAAAGCGGTCAACATTATACGTCAAAATGTACTGGATCCTGCTGTGTGAGGCAATCCATGAGAGAAATGAGCATTTTACGGAAGCGCTGCAGAACATCACGTATATTGAATATTTGTTAGAAAATATAGAAGAATGTCCGGAAGGGGTCTACGAAGACAAGAAGGCGGTGAGAAGGATTGGGGACATCGAAAGACGAATTACTGACTGGTATATCCGCATTAAAGCCGACGGAACCATTTCCAGATGAGATTTTTTATGAAATTTTTGAGATAGAGGACAATATCGAGCGGACCCAATATATAGAATCCCTTCGTAACACCGCGCGGCAGCTTAAAAGGGTAACGGAATTTAACAATCTTTATAAGTCATTTGTGCTTGATTATGCACAGCGTCAGAAGCAGACCGGGAATAAAACAAAATTCACCGATCAGCCACTGGAATTAGTATGCGGCGAGTGGACTGCGAATGATTTCGGAGTGAGGACGATCCGATATGACAAGAATGCCATGCCGGTGCCATATCAGGCGTGTAGTCATCCGATCCTGCCTGTAGAGATCCTGAAGAACGTAGATACGGCGGAGGAGCGGATCACGCTGGCGTATTTTAAATCGGCTGCCTGGCAGACCATTACCGTAGACCGGAGCGTCTGTGCAAATACAAATAAGATCGTAGATGCGCTGAGCCAGTTTGGCATTGAGGTTACGTCGGACAATGCAAAAAATATGGTCCGTTACATATCGGACTGCGTGGGGCTGAATCCATTAACACTGAATCCTAAAAAATCCATTAATCGTCTGGGCTGGGTGGGGAATTCCTTTACCCCGTATGCAGATGATATCCGGTATGAGGGGGATATGGATTATGAGGCGATTTTCAGGAATGTAAAAGAGGCTGGCAGTTTTGAGACCTGGCTGAATCTTTGTACCGATCTTCGGAAAAATATCCCTCTTCGTATGATGATGGCGGCCAGTTTCGCCTCTGTGCTTCTGGAGCCGTTGAAAGTCCTGCCTTTTGTTTTGCATGTATGGGGCACGACTGGGACCTGCAAGACCGTGGCTCTTATGGTGTCTATGAGCATCTGGGGCAACCCGAAGATGGGCGGCCTGGTTAAGACCATGAACATGACGCGCAATGCCATTATGCGGAATGCAGCCTTTCTGTGCAGTATCCCATTCGCCGGTGATGAGCTGCAGACGATCAAAGACAAGTGGCAGGGAAACTTTGACCAGCTGATCTACCAGATAACGGAGGGAGTGGACCGGGGACGGGCGCGGGCTTATGGCGGAGTAGAGGAAACCAGGACCTGGAAGAACAGTTTTCTGTTTACCGGAGAGGAGCCGGTTACAAAAGCAAATTCCGGAGGCGGAAGCAAGAACCGCGTTATAGAGATCGCGATTGACGGACCGTTGGTGGAAGACGGTCACTATGTCAGCAGCATTGTTCAGGAAAACTATGGATTTGCCGGCCGGAAACTGGTTGAATACATTCAGGAATCGGAAGAGGGGGCACTTACAGAGAGATACCGGGAGCTATTTGAACAACTATGCCATCTGGATACGACGGACAAGCAGGCGATGGCAATGGCCTGTATTCTACTGGCTGATGAACTGGCGGCAGAGTTGTTCTTCCCAAAGGAGCAGCCGTTGGAGATCCGGCAGGTAAGCCAATACCTGCAGAGCGCACTGGAGGTTGATGTCGCTGAACGCGCTTACCAGTCCGTGCTCAACTGGGCAGCAAAGAATCCGGTACGGTTTGAAGATCCAAAAGCAGACAATTCCCCTAATAAAGGGGAGGTATGGGGGAAGATTGATGGAGAAATTCTGATTTTAAACCGGGATGTGCTGCTTGGTTATCTGGAACAGAATGGATTTGATTATACCGCGGTCAGCAGGAAGTGGAATGATAAAGGGTATTTGAAAAAGACGCCTCAAAGTAAGTTTATACACAATACAAAAGTTTATGGAATTAAGTCAAGTTATATCAAACTTATCCTGCCGCAGGACGATGATAATACAGATCGAGATGGATTTATAGTGTCTGATGGACAAGAAACACTGCCGTTTGATTAGTGGAGAGGGGTCCAACCATAAAATTTTAGGTTGGACCATAGGTTGGACCATGAAACCCGCATAAAATAAGGCTTTTTAATATAGAGTCCAACCAGTCCAACTAGTCCAACCAGTTTTATATATCTCGTGACGCGAGAAAAAAGTTTGTAGAAAATTTAACACATATAGTTTGTTCTAAAAATATATAGATATGCAACCGGATTTTAGGTTGGACGGTTGGACCATACGTAAAATCAAGGGGTTGTGGATACTTATCGGAACAAAACCTGGTTGGACGGACCAGAAAAATGGTTGGACTGGGGAGAATAAGGAGGATTATTTTGATCAAAAAATTGGAAATGCTGGGCTTCCTTCTGGAAGATGTCGGCAATGAGGTTAAGAAGATAAGCGATTTTAGAAATGCGCTGGAATCCGGAGATGAAAAGCGAGTATGGAACATGGAGAGACCGAACCGCCAAAGAATAAAAGATGATTTAAAGATGATGCGCCGACTGTCCATTGAGGTAGAGAAGGAGGCAGAAAAGCTATGGTAAGTAATAAAACGGCCGGCTCCAGGTTCGAAAAGGAGTTTGCGGGGATCCTGGCAGACCACTGGTTCTGGGTTCATCTCTTCCAGGAAAACAAAAATGGTCAGCCCTGTGATGTGATTGCGATGAAGAATGGCCGGGCCTATCTAATCGACTGTAAGGACTGCCAGTCAGAGATATTTCCTCTCAGCCGGATCGAGGAAAACCAGATCAATGCAATGATCCTATTCAGCATGATGGGGAATGCTCCCGGAATGTTCGCAATCCGGTTCCCTGACCGCAAGATATATCTCCTGCAGTACACGAAGCTGCAGGAACTGCAGGAGGCTGGTTTTAAACGGATCAATGAAACCGTATGCAGAACCCAGGGAATTCCCCTGGAGCAATGGCTGGAATGGAGTGACAGAGATGCAGGTGATAATCGGGAGTGAGTTCAGGATTAAGGACGCACCAAAGATCTTACAGAACTGGTGTAGTGAGAATCTGGTGATCCCGAATCCGGAATATGCGAACCGGGCCCGCCGGGGATTATGGATAGGCAACACGCCGCAGTGTCTATGGCTGTATTGGGTTGATGGCAGCGATCTGGTGTTACCGGTTGGAGTCGGAAAAGAGATAAGGGCGCTGCTCCCTGCTGAGTGTGAATACATCACCGATCTGGCGGACAATGGAAAGCTGCAATATGCCGGGAGTATTCCGCTGTATGATTACCAGACGCCGGCAGTGGAGGCAATGTGGAAAGCAAGCTGCGGAATTCTGCAGAGCCCGTGTGGCTCCGGTAAGACACAGATGGGAATTGCTCTGGCGGCTTCCCTTGGGCGGAAGACGCTCTGGATTACACACACTCAGGATCTGTTGAAACAATCTTATGACCGGGCGGCCCAGTACTTCCTCCGGGAGACTCTGGGGACTATTACGGCCGGTAAGGTCAGTATAGGAAGCCATATAACCTTTGCCACAGTACAGACGCTTTGTAAGCTGGATCTGGCTCAGTATAAGTACATGTGGGACGTTATAATCGTAGATGAGTGCCATCGGCTGGCCGGAACACCGACGCAGATGACAATGTTCTATAAGGTCATGAATAGCCTGGCGGCGCGGCATAAGTATGGACTGTCAGCTACGGTACATCGGTCTGACGGCCTGATCCGCAGCACCTTCGCAGTATTAGGACCGGTAATCTATCGGGTGCCGGATGAGGCGGTAGCAGACAAGACCATGCAGGTCAGGATCCTGAAGAGAGATACCGGAGTTGTTACTGCGCGAGAATGCCTGGATACGGATGGGACGCTGGAATATAGTAAGCTGATGCAATATCTGACCGGGAGTAGGGAACGCTGTCAGATGATCGTGGAGGATCTGGTACATAATCAAGAACATTACAACTTGATCCTGTCTGACCGGCTGGAACATCTTAAGACACTGATGCAGATGCTGCCGGAGCAGTGCCGGGAAACGGCAGTAATGATTGATGGCAGCATGATAAGTAAGAAGGAACGATATGCCAGGGAACGGGCAATCGAGGATATGAGAACGGGGAAGAAGCATTATCTGTTTGCCAGCTATAGCCTGGCGAAAGAAGGGCTTGATATCCCGCGATTGGACCGGTTGTATATGACTACGCCAAAGAAAGATTATGCGGTGGTGACACAGAGCGTAGGCCGAATCGCAAGGGTAGCGGCCGGGAAGGAAGAAGCAGTCTGTTACGATTATGTAGATAATATAGCATTCTGCGATAACCAATGGAAGCGCCGCCGGGCACATTACAGGAAGGCAGGGTGCAAACTATGAGCAAGCGGAATGAAGAAAATGCAGCTATGGTAAAAGGCGTTTTCTGCGATGCATATAAGTTTTACTTAAAATATCATAGTCAGCCAATGGAGCCGGGAATGTGGCAGGAAGCTACGGACGATTTTGCCGGGATCATGAAGCGATATGGAGCAGCATCTATATGCGGCCGTATCATGCTTGCAACATTCTCTCAGTTGGAAGAAGAAAAGAGATAGGAGGCATATTTATGTCAGGAGGGAGAAAATCATGAAGGTAAGAATATCAATGCCGGGAGCATATACGGCGATGGAATTTGATGAGAACAAGGGTTACGAGGCGTTTCGGAAACTGAATGAGACACTGGTGCGGTTAGGGACGGGAAGCGCTGCAAAGGAAGAAACAGCGGCAATGAAGGAGACGAAGTTGCATATCATCAGCCATAAATTTGAAAAAGCGCCGGAAGCAGCAAAGAAAGAGATTCAGGAAGCCTTCGAGAATACGATAGACGACTATCTGACAGCCAAAGGGATCAAAGGAGATGCTGATACATGGAATGCTGAGGGGAGTAAACCCCTTCCTGCAAAGATGAAATACCGAGGATTCCTGTACATCAAATGTGCGGAATGTGGAGCCGCCAAAGGATTCCGCATGAAGAAGGAATCAGACCATTATCATTGTGACAGCTGCGGAGCCAGGACAGAATTCGAGAATCCACTGGTACCATTATTCGTGAACTACGAATGCGGCGGGGCATTCCGGTATCAGACCAATATGACGGATCCGATGTTTGATATTAACTGTCTGGAATGTGGAGCCCCAGTAGCCGTACAGTGGAATGAGCATAAGGGGCTGTACGAGACGATCAGGGAATAGGAATGGGGAAACACTATGATAAAGAAGAACGAAGTAAAGAAAATTGCGCCGGCGCAAATGGCGTTAGAAACTGCGGGGCATCGGCGGGATATGAAGGTTAAATATTCAAAGATGGGTCGGATGAATGCATATGCGGTTATATATCACAGACAGAGAACTGTTTTCTATAACCTGGACTTTGCAGGAGGGATCCAGATATATGTATATCGATAATTAAAGAAACAGCCCAGGCTGCCGTACTGCTTACCCCTTGCTGGCATCTGCATCGGCGGCGGAGTGGCACTGGGATTTACCGCGGTGATGGCCATGATCCTGTAATTTAACATTTTCAAGAAAATAGAAAGGAGATTCATGGATCGATTAACAGTGCTGGGAACCGATGGAATTGTCCGGTATTTATCAAATGGATTGCAATTAGAGCCTTGTGATCTAACTCCGCATGATGTCCGTCTGATTCTGGAAAAAATGTGTGCTTATGAAGATACTGGTAACGAGTCTGAAAATATATTGACAGGTAAGTAATGCTTACAAGTTAGTATTTCCGGGAGAACCGGAGGAAAGGAATAGATATGCTTGAATTTAGGAAGTCAGATTGTAGTTGCATGATCTGCGGGAATAAAAACACAGAAAGCGGAATTGAGGTGATGAACATTGTCCGCGATAGAGGTGATAATATTATTTCATTTTCCATCTGTAAAAAGTGCCGCATTAAAATGATGTATGAATTAGATTGTCATGCTAGAGGTTGGGATAATTAGGATTTCAGAAAGAAGGTGTGTTATGAGGTTAATTGATGCTGATGCTTTTAAGCAAGAAGTTGCGGCCATGACAGTGAAGTTTAATTTAGATCCCGGAAGGTGTAATGCTATCTGTAAAATGATTGATACTCGTCCGACAGTCCTAGATTTTCCAAACAGAATAATGACTATAAAAGAGTATAACAAAGAGTTCTTGCCAACTATCGATAGAGCAATAGTACTATTGCATGGAATTAAACACGCATTACAGAAATCGAATGATTACGAAGGCGCTATTAAACAGTTGGAGTGCATTGGTTGGAATGCGGAATGCCAAAACACCATTTTGACTGCATTAGAAGTGTATAAAAAGTCAGTGCTTAATCAACTAAACTGATATTTGATTGATTAAAAGAAAGGAGACGGAGCCGCCGGCCGGCATAACGATGCATCGGGCTCCTTTCTAAAAAATGAAAGCAATAATGAAATATCCAGGCAGTAAGTGGAGTATAGCGGATTGGATTATCAGCTACTTCCCGCAGCACCACAGCTACCTCGAACCGTTTTTTGGTAGCGGCGCCGTGTTATTCAATAAACCCAGGTCCAATATCGAGACAGTAAATGATCTCGATGGGAACGTCGTAAACCTATTTGAGTGGATCAGGAAAGACCCGGAGCGTCTGGCCAGAGAAATATATTACACACCTTACGCGAGGCAGATATATGATTCGGTTTTCGAAACGGTACCGGAGAACAGTTTTGACAGAGCAGTGAATTTCTATATACGGCTTAATATGGGACATGGTTTCCGGACCAATGGCGAAAAGGTGGGCTGGAAAAACGATGTACAAGGCCGTGAGAGAGCCTATGCGTCGCAAGAATGGTGTAATTTACCTGATAAAATCATGATAGCCGCTGAACGATTACGAGGAGTACAGATAGAGAACAAGCCAGCTGTGGAGTTGATTAAACGCTTTAATCACCCGAACGTGCTCATCTATGCTGATCCGCCATATGTGCTATCAACCAGGCACGGGAAACAATACCGTTGCGAGATGGATAACGGGGCGCAATCAGATCTTTTGGAAACACTACACGCCCATAAGGGACCGGTATTAATTAGCGGATATGACAGTGATTTGTATAATGACAGCTTACACGATTGGTACCGTGTTGAAACGGACTGTTATTCTCAGGTTGTGTCAAAAAAGCGGGAAATACTATGGATGAATTTTGAACCTGCAGGACAGATGAGCATTACAGCATTTCCGGGTGTAATGCCGGATTAATCAGGAAAACGATCATTTAAATAATAAAAGGAGTTGATTAAATGATAAAACAAATGGACGAGATGGTATCCTGCCTGGCAGATGCACGGCGTAGGACCAGGCGGATCATGAGATATTGGGGTAGAACTATAGAAATGGTGATTGTAGCATTTACGATGCCGATCTGGGCGATTCCGTATTCGATATACAGAAGGAGACGCCATGGATAGAAAAGAAGAACATGCAATGGCTCTTCAGTCGGCACAGGCCAGAGCGGCAAAGCAGGAATACATACTGAAAGGTCCCAGGTCAGAGACGCATAGTGCGACGATGCCGGCCTACTGCTATACACCGGCGTGTCCGGATCCGGATCTGCGGGAGCCGATCTGGAGGAGGCACAGACGTCAACCGAGCATCAGGGCCGCGAAGGTGGAAAGGATCTGCCTGATCTGCCGGAAGCGATGGCCAGCGGAGTGCGGCCGGAAGAACTGTGATTGTGAGAGGCAGGGGCATTTGTATGCGATTGGAGGTTATAATCATCCACGGATAGGAGGGGGAACCAGTGGAGCAAAACAGTCCGGCTAAAGAACTGGAGAATTTTTTGAATTTCATAGACCAATGTGTCCAGGAGTACAAGGCAGCTTATGATAATGTGAACGAAGAGGACCGGCGTCTGCAAGATCTGGTTCATGCAATGGAATTTGCAGCGGATAAGTCTGAGCGGAACCGAGTAGCAACGAAGCTTCAGCAGAGTCGGAAATACCGCAGGCAGAACAAAGATATTGTCAAGCAAAATGAGCGGATTGTAAAGTTCTTTGAGGAGCAGAAGAACCGGGACACGCTGAATCGGATGCGGCAGCTTCTGGGCCAGCAGAGGAAGGAAGAAGAGTACCTGGATGGGGAACGTGCGTACAAGCCGCGGGTAGGGAAGGGGTGAGGCCGTTGGACAAAGAGGTACTGGAACAATACTCAGACAGACTTGCGAGGGTAAGACTGATACAGGAGCACCGGGAAAAGAAACAGAGGCGCCTGAACAAGCTAAATGAGAAGGGATATACCGTAGCTGATTCGGTAGCCTGCGGCAGAAAAGGGAGAAAGCCATTACAGACGGTGAAAATATTCGGAACTCCTTATCCGGAAATCAGTAAAGCAAAAGCTGAACTGAAAAAGCAAGATTTCATTCTGGCACGAGAGGAACAGGGGCTTTTGGAAGACACAACGAGGGTAGAGGAGTACATATCTGGGATTGCTGATGCTGAGATCAGAAACCTATTGACATTGTATTACGTGGAAGATCTGAACTGGGTACAGGTTGCACACAGAATGAATTATCTGTACCCAAAGAGAAAAGGGAGTTATACGGCGGATAGTTGCAGATGTAAACATGACAGATTTTTAGAAAAAGTTTAAAACGACGGTTCCGACGGTTTTTCTGTGATACACTTTAAACTGGAAGATCTGAAAAACGGATTTCCTCCCCCAATTGACGGCCGCCGGCTTTTACCGGTCGGTGGCTGATTTATCCTTCATAATTCATGTTTTCTCCCTAAGAAGCACCTGTCGAAAGATGGGTGTTTTCTTTTACCCAAAAACAGAAAGGAAGTGAGCCTGAATGACTCAGAAACAGAAAAGATTCATAGAAGAGTACCTGATCGACTTAAATGCCACTCAGGCCGCTATCCGTGCCGGGTACAGTCCTGATACGGCACAGCAAACTGGAAGTGAAAACCTGTCAAAACCTGTTATTCGTGCACAAATAGACCGCGCGATGGCCGAACGCTCCAAGCGCACTGGCGTCAATGCTGAACGGGTGGTTCAGGAACTGGCGAAGATTGCCTTCGTGAACGCTGCAGAGGTGATCGACCCAAAGACCGCAACGGTTAAGGAGGATGCTCTTCCGGAGGATACAGCGGCGATCCAGTCGGTGAAGGTTAAGACCTTCGGTGAGGACGGCCTGGAGCGTGAGATTAAAATGGCCGATAAGCTTAAAGCCTTGGAGCTCTTGGGGAAGCACCTGGGAATGTTCAAGGATAGGATTGAATTATCCGGCGGCCTCGATACTGAAAAGAGTAAGCTGGACGACCTGATCGGACAGATGAGAGGTGGTGATGCTACCTCATGAGTTCTGAACGATTACTTTTGTCAGAGAAGTATAAAGCGTTTCTTAGGTGTGATGCACCCGTCGAATTTCTTGAGGGTACTTAACCACCTATGCAGGTAAGACAACAGTCGGTCTATTTAAGTTCATGCTCAAGGTGGCTGAGAGTCCGAAGAAGCTGCACATCATCGCGGCCAAAGACACCGGCACCGCCGAGAAGAACATCATCAACAAGGATCTGGGAATTATAGACGATTTCGGGATCCTGGCCGAGTACAACGGCAACGGATCCAAAGACGATAAGATCCCGCATATCCTCTTCCACACGTCCGGCGGTGACAAGGTCATTTATGTAATGGGCTACGGTGATAAGACGAAATGGCAGAAGGCCCTCGGCGGCCAGTACGGCTGTCTGTACATCGATGAGATTAACACGGCAGACATTGAGTTTATCCGTGAAGCGTCCATGCGTTGCGATTACATGATGGCGACGCTTAACCCCGATGATCCGGGGCTGGACGTCTACAAGGAGTATATCAACTGCTCCCGGCCGCTGCCCGAATGGGAGGAAGAGACTCCGCAGGAAATTAGAGAGGAATTGAGAGAGGAACCGAAACCCGGCTGGGTGCATTGGTTCTTTTCTTTTGCTCACAACTTAGGTCTGAGTAAGGAGAAACTGGATCAGATCATGACTAACACGCCGAAGGGAACGAAGATCTGGAAGAATAAGATTCAGGGCCTGCGGGGCAGGGCAACCGGGCTGATCTTCCCGAACTTCGAGCGGTCTAAGCATGTGGTCACGGTTGCCTGGGTGAAGGCACAGGTCGCAGCTGGTAAGATTAAATTTAAGAAGTTTTCGGCCGGCCTGGATACGTCCTACTCAAGCAAGTCCCCTGACACCATCGCCATGATCTTCCAGGGGACTACCATGGACCGGCGCGTGATCGTGCTGGATGAGAAGGTATACAGTAATGCGGACCTATCGCAGCCGCTGGCGCCATCGGATACGGTGGGTAAGTTCCTGGACTTCCTGGAGCACAACCGGAAGGCATGGGGGCTTGCCAGGGACGTATTTATCGATTGTGCGGATCAGGCGACAATCATGGAGCTTAAGAAGTGGAAGCGCCTTCATGGTAGCCTGTACACATTTAACGACAGCTATAAGAAAGTTGAGATTCTGGACCGTATTAAGTTTATGCTGGGCTGGATCCAGCAGGGCTGTTACCTGGTTGTAGATACGTGCAGAGAGCACCTGGGAGAACTGGACCGGTACAGTTGGCAGGAAGATAAGGATCTCCCCGAGGACCGTAACGATCATACGATTAATGCATCACAGTATGGCTGGATCCCATATAGAGGACTTATAGGATTTGAGGAGGCAGAGAAATGAGGTGGCTATCAACATTGAATGAGAATATCAAACGAGGGATCCGGAGCTGGCTTGATGTCCAGCCGGCCATGGGGCAGAGCATACAGATTCAGGAAACAATGGACTTTGAACTTAATGCCATCCGAAACCGGATCTGGTACCGCGGGGACAGTAACGAACTGGAACAGATGTACCAGAGCGTCAATGAGTATGCAGATAAATATAAGTTCTGGGCCAGTAAATGTACACCTGGCATGGAGATGCGGAAGATTCATACGGGCCTCCCTGGTCTGATCGTGCGGATCCTCTCCGGGATTGTGTTGGCCGATATGAATGATTTTGAGTTTGAGAGCCCGGCACAGGAACAACTCTGGAAGGAGATAGAGAAAGAAAATAAGTTCAGGAAGGCCCTGGAGCGATCTGTTAAGGAAGTATTGTATATTGGTGATGGCGCCTACAAGGTGACGATCGACACAAACTTAAGCCAGTACCCGATCCTGGAATGGTATCCGGGGGAGCGGATCGAGATCATACAGGAGCGCGGCCGGCTAAAAGAGGTCGTGTTTAAAACACCATATATAGACCATCGTCAGCAGTATGTCCTCTACGAGCATTATGGTTATGGATACATCCGGAATGAGCTCTATAAGGGAGAACGCGAGGTTGACATGAAGACCATCGAAGCCACGCGGAATATATCCGACTGGAAATTTGATGAGATGGTGATCCTGGCAGTGCCGCTCAAGGTGTATGAGAGCACGAAATACGAGGGTCGTGGCGGCTCTATTTTTGACGGCAAACTGGACAGCTTCGATGCATTTGATGAGGCCTGGTCGCAATGGATGGACGCGCTCCGGGCAGGAAGGGCCAGGACATACATTCCAGAGTCATATATTCCACGAAATCCGGAAACCGGGGAGCTGCTGAAGGCGAGTGCATTTGATAACCGGTTCATTGCCGGCGACGACAACATGGGTGAAGGCGGAAAGAACCAGATTCTAACGGAGCAGCCAGATATCCCGCACGAGAGTTACCTTGCCAGCTATGTGACAGCCTTAGACCTTTGCTTGCAGGGGATCATCAGTCCCAGCACCCTCGGTATTGACGTCAAGAAGCTGGACAATGCCGAGGCACAAAGGGAGAAAGAGAAGGCCACCCTGTATACTCGTAATGCCATTGTGGAGGCCTTGCAGGAGGAACTTCCGGAAGTGATATCGTTCTGCATCAATGCTTATCATATCCTGTTGGGGCAACCGATCGAAGAGGTGAAGGTCGAGATACCGTTTGGCGAGTATGCGAATCCGTCATTCGAGAGTCAGGTTGAGACGCTGGCTAAGGCCCGCCCTGGTGCCAGTATTATGAGCATCGAGGCCCAGGTGGAGGAGATGTGGGGAGATAGCAAGGACGAGGCGTGGAAGGCAGAGGAAGTAAAGCGCCTGAAGGCAGAGCAGGGAATCGCAGAAGTTGAGGAACTAGGCATGAATATGGCTGCCGGTGGCTTCATGGTCAACACGGAAGGAGGAAATCCAGATGAAGGTCAAAGTAATGAACCACCTGTACCAGATGAACCAGAAGGAATACCAGGGCTTACTCCAGACGGCAAGTGAGCAGGTCCCTTTCGGAATCTACGCGATTGAGAAACAGGGATATGCGGAGTTGCGCTGCGATAAGTGTACGAGCGTTACCCAGCTTAAAAACCTAACGCGGCAGTTTAAGGCGCAGGGATTCAAAGTATATGCAAACGGGAGGTGATGCTGTTGGCGGATTATGATATCGGCGCCGCCTTCGAGGCGATCGAGGACGAACTGATTGCTTCCATGATCCGGAATATGGACCGTCATCGCGCTTGGGAAGATGACGAGGGAATCCAGTGGAGCATGTGGCAGGCAGAACAGTTAAAAACGCTGGAGAAGTATAAGAAAGCCAATCAGAAGCGCTACGGGAAGCAGTTTAAGGATATCAACGGTCAGATTGGAGAAATCCTTTACAAGGCAAGGCAGACTGGGAATATGCAGCAAGAGATCCAGATCCTGAACGCCATTAAGAATGGATTTACCGGCGCAAATAAAGTCTCCCAGGGTACCGCGGCAGAGTTCTTCCGTCTAAACAACCGGAAACTGGAAGCCCTGATCGAAGCCACCACGAACGATATGGAACGGGCAGAGACAGCAATCCTTAGGAAAGCTAATGATGAGTACCGGAAGGTAATATACAACGCTCAGGTCTATGCCAATACCGGCGCCGGAACTTACGAGAAGGCCGTGGACATGGCTACAAAGGATATGTTGTCCCGTGGTCTTACATGTGTAGAGTATGCAAACGGAGCCCGCCATACTCTGGCTGATTACGCTGACATGGCAATCAGGACGGCCAGCAAGCGGGCGTATTTGCAGGGAGAGGGAGAGAAGCGGCAGGAATGGGGAATTACCACTGTTATTATGGTAAAGCGTGGGAATCCTTGCCCGAAGTGTCTGCCGTTTGTTGGTAAAGTTCTGATTGATGATGTGTGGAGCGGCGGGAAGAAATCCGATGGGTCGTATCCGTTGATGAGCAAGGCCATAGCCGCTGGCTTATACCACCCACGATGTAAGGACAGCCATACAACCTATTTCCCAGGTATCTCCACGGCTGATGACTCATGGACAGAGAAGGAGTTGGAGGACATCGGCCAGGCCAATACGCAGGAGACCAAACAACAGTATGCGAAACGGCAGACCGAGAAGTTTGACAGGCTGTCTGACAACTCGTTGGATGATGAAAATCGGAAACAATATCAGCAGAAGGCGGAGGCGTGGAAAAAACAATGTCCGATATCAATCGGTGGAATTGATTGTGCCGTTACGAAAGAGGATTATGGTCTTCCAGATGGCTGTGGTGGTGTCAAGAGAACTGCAAAGGCTACAATATACGAGACTCCGGATGGAACAAAATTCGTTTTTCCAGAAAAAATGAATTCTGCAAAGCAAATGATGACTCCCGAAAAGGCAATTGAATTATGGCAAAATGTTCCGGAAACAATTCGACAACAGGGGCCAAAGACAATTGAATTTGTGGATTATTATAACCCGCAGGATAGTTATTGGAAGAAGAAGTACAAAAATTTCACACATTCCTATGCAACCGGGGGAGATAAAATTACATTTTATCGGCATGATTATCCCCACAATGATGACTACGTTGTAAGAACATATTGCCATGAGTCCGGCCATTATATAGATAGGCAGATAGCGTCGACTGAAAAACATTTTTCTTCAGAAGTTTTGTGGACAGAGTCTATGAAAAAAGATATAATAGAGTCAGGAAAGAAATCTCCGACACCGTATGGAGAAAATGCACCAGCGGAAGACTTTGCGGAAAGTATAGCAGAATATGTTGCAGATACAGAAGCATTTAAGAAGAGTTTTCCTAACAGAGCATCTCTTTTAAATTTAATTTTGGGAATATAGGAGGTGAACCATGAAATATCAGAAAATCGAAGAGAAAACACCAAGCGGGGGCGATTATTCAGAAATCTACTATTTCGATGATGACAATAATCCAATTGATAAAAAACAGGCGTCAAAATGCGTTATCAGAGAATGTAAAAAAGATGGGGAACTTGTCAATGAAACGTGGGGACGATGTAAATAATATTGCCAGTTTATGGGAAGAGGAGTGATATGGAAGATGGATGATTTTCGTTTGATTTATAAAATCCTTCGCATCCTGCAAAAATCAATGGACTGTGAGGAAATTGATGCTGACATTTTGTCTCCGGAAAGGCTTGAATTGTCGGTACCGAAATGGAGTCGTATAATGGCGATGTTGTTGAAAGAAGGATACATCACAGGGGGAGAGACATGGAATGCTATGGACTGCGGATACCCCAGAGTGTCATTAACAAGACCAGAGATTACTTTAAAAGGTCTTGAGTATCTGGAAGAAAATACCCTGATGAAGAAAGCGGCAAGCCTTGCAAAAGGAATAAAGGATACAATACCGGGTTTATAACCACCAGTCAGTAAATGGCCGGTGGTATTTTATTGCGATATCGCAATAGAATTGATTTAACACGCAGGATTACCCTGGGTGTTATTTTTATGCCCAAACACGAGCAAGGCTTAAAAATCTGCGTGGCCGGCGATACCGATGACAATGAACAGCAATAAGGGTGACACCCTCAAAATGGAAAGGAGTAATTGAAGCATGATGAAAAAGATGAATTTACAATTTTTTGCAGAGCCGGCAGGGGGAGGAGATCCGGGCGCGGGATCAGTACCAGCAGGAGCGGGTCAGCAGACTCCACCAGCCGCTGGCAGTCCACAGGCATCACAGATTGACTATAGTAAGATCCAGCAGATGCTTGATGGAACATTGGCAGCCAAAGAAGATACGGCGCTGAAGGCCTATTTCAAACAGCAGGGCTTGTCTGAGGAAGAGATGAAGCAGGCGATTGCAGGATTCAAACAGCAGAAAGCAGCCCAACAGCCGGATGTGAATGCTCTTCAGACACAGATCACGCAGGCTCAGGCTATAGCCCAGAAGGCAATGCTTGAAAAAGAGGCTACTCTTACAGCGATCAGTCTGGGGCTTGATGCAAAGACAATTCCATATGTCCTTAAGATGGCGGATTTAAGCCAGGTCTCAGGGCAGGACGGAAAGATCAATGATGAGTCGCTGAAAAATGCGATCAATAAGGTGCTGGAAGACGTGCCGGCGCTTAAACCGCAGGCGGCAGGTTCTACCGGTTTTATCCAGGTAGGTGCCTCAGGATCCGGACAGCAAACAAGTAATGACGACGCCTTAAAGAAGGCATTCGGACTTTAAAGAAAGAGAGGAACTAACACATGGCAGTATACGATTATGCAACAACCTTTACGCAGCTTCTCCAGCAGAAGTATGCAAAAGAACTGTGCTCTGATGCACTGACACAGAGCAATCAGAGTGTGAAGTTTATTAACGCCCAGACCATTAAACTCCCGAGAATGACGGTATCCGGGTATAAGGATCATACCAGGACACCGGGATTCAACTCCGGTACCCTCAGTAATGACTGGGAGGCTAAAAAACTGGAGCACGACAGAGATGTGGAATTCTGGATTGATCCCATGGACATCGACGAAACGAATCTTACCTTATCAGTGGCAAATATCCAGAATACCTTTGAAACGGAGCAGGCGATCCCGGAAAAGGATTCTTACCGTTTTTCCAAGCTCCACGCAGAACTTACAGGATATTCCGGCCGGATCAGCAACGATGTGATAGCAGCCGCAAATTTCCTCGAGGCATTTGATGAGGAGATGGCACGCATGGACGAGGCAGGGGTTCCGGAAGAGGGGAGAATGCTGTACGTCACTCCGGCCATGAACAAGATCATTAAGGAGGCAGAGGGGCTTCAGCGGGTTATGACCGTGACGTCTCCTTCCACCATTAACCGGAATGTCCACAGTCTGGATAATGTTTCTATTAAGATGGTACCGGCCGCCAGAATGAAGACAAAGTATGACTTTACAGCCGGCTGTGTGGCGGCGACCGATGCGAAACAGATCAACTGGATCCTGATTCATACATCCTGTGTGGTTTGCCGCGACAGGTACAGCTATATCAAGCTGTTTACTCCGGGAACCGATTCCAGGACCGCAGATGGCTATCTGTACCAGAACCGTAACTTTGGCGATCTGTTCCTGTTGGAGAAAAAGGTAGAAGGCTGTGCCATGAATGTGGCAGCCGGAGCGTAAGGAGGAGCTAAGATGAGAGCGGTTAAAGGAAACAAGGAGTACACGATTGACGAATCACAGCAGAAGTTTTACCAGGACGGCGGTTTTGATATTCTGGGTGATGATGGCGAGACAATTGCATATGGCCGCGGCAAGACGGTTCCATATGAGGAGCACGCAAAAGCCGTAAAGGAGATCGAACGCCTGCAGGGAATAGCAGCTGAGCGGTACGAAGAATTAGAAGCCTTGAAAGAAGAAATTGCAGGACTCAAGGCTGCGAAACAGGAGCAGAAGGCGCCGGGTAAGAAAGCTGGTGAATAGTATGGCATGCGAACCATATGTCACATCAGAATATTACTTTAACGAGTACCACGGTACAGTCCTGAAGGAATGCGCTGAGATCAATCAGCGGCTCCGGCAGGCCAGCCGCCATATTGATTCCCTGACCTATAACCGCATTATAGGCCGGGGATTTTCCAATTTGACGCCTTTTCAGCAGGAAACAATCAGAGAAGCAGTCTGCCAGCAGGCGGATTTTGAGTATGAGAACGCCGACGAGATCAGCACAATTTTATCTGGCTATAGTTTGAATGGAGCGTCGGTTCAATTCGGGCAGAGTTGGAACGTCTATACGGATAAGGGCGTGGCGATGATGCGTGATACATATGCCCTGTTGTCTCAAACTGGCATGTGCTGCCGGTTAGCGAGGTGATTTAATGAGATACCCATGTTTAGTACCTAAAAAGCTCTGCAAGGTAGATATACACGTCCATCTGGAGTCTGAAGACGTGAATAACCACGGAGAGCCGGAGCAGATACTTGATCTGGATCTGAAATGTAACTTTCAGGACCGAGCTAAGACAATCCTGACGGCGGAAAAAAAACTGATCCAGATCACTGGCACGGCCATGTTTCCGGGTGATATTGCACCGAACTTTCCGATACTCAGCGGCGGTACGGTGACCGTGTTCGGCCAGGAACGTCGGATCGAACAGGGAATGAAGGCCAGGAATCCAGATGGGACGGTTAATTACAGCCAGCTGGAGGTGATCTAATGCAGGTTAAGTCATCGGTAAAAATGAATTTTCCACGAATTAAGCAGCTTACCCAGGCGGCAGTCACCGCGCTGGAAATGACGGCGGAAGCACTGCATACAGAGGTAGTACAGGCGCAGGTTATGCCATTTGACAGCGGCCATCTGGAAGAAGATGCATCGTTCGTAGATTACAGCGAGTCCAAGCATGGGAGAGCGAGACTGGTTTCCAGTACGCCATATGCCCGCCGGCTTTACTATCATCCGGAATATGATTACCAGACAGATGAGAATCCGTTTGCCGGCGGTGAGTGGTATTCGCCATGGCTGAAGGGCGGAAAGCAGGAAGACTTTGCAAAGAAAGCCTTCAAGCAATTTTATAAGAGAGTAGGTGCTGTATGATGTTGACTCTGGATAATATCCGCGGTTACATTGCAAGCCTGGGAATTGCTGACGATAACAATGTCTATATCGGTAAGCTGAACGGCAAGAAGGAACATTCAATCGGCGTGTACCATAGAAAAGACAGCGGGCCGCCTGTGATGGCTCTGGGTGGCTACGAATACAGCAGCTATGATATCCGGCGCCTCTCCCTTCTGATCCACTGGGATAAGAGCGTGCAGGCATCGGAGCAGGCCGCCTATGAGTTATATGAGAAACTTAAAAATGGATCCAGCCTGTCCATAGGGGATACGCCCATTCACTGTATTATCCTTCAGGTACCCGAACCGGTTGATGTGGGGACAGATGACAAGGGCGTATACGAATATGTGATATGGCTGGATTTTGTATATGGAAAGTGAGGAACGATAAATGGCAGAAACTGCACGTGTATTTAAAGTATCTAATAATAAGTTCAAGTTTGGAACGAAGGGACTGGAAAGTGCGGACGCGGATATGATGATGCCGAAAGATTTGACCAATTTCGCGCCAACAATCGACAACACAACAGATGAGTGGTATGCAATGGACGCGGAAGGCTGGGCTAAAAGCGCCGTCGTTGGTAAGAAACTCAGTTTTTCCTTCCAGGGGAAGAGGAGCGTTGGCGATCCGGGGAATGACTATATAGCCAGTCTGTTTATGGCTATGGGCAGCGATGCAATGACAAAGTTCGAATGGGAAATGGTATCTGGTGCAAAGCTGGCGTTTGACTGTGTCATTAACGTAACGACACCAGGCGGCGGGGATACTGCGGCACTTGATGCGCTTGAATTTGAAGTAGTCTGCTATGGCAAGCCGGTTTTTACACCAGCAGCGCCCGCCGCATAAGGAGGAATAAGAGATGGCAAAAGTAATTGATATCACAGATAAGCTTACCTTTGACGGGAATCCGTCATTAATGATTAAAGGCAAAAAGCTGGAGGTCAACGCTGATGCTCCAACCATGCTTAAAGTAATGAATTTTATGACAGCGGGCGGTGTAGAGATTAATCAAATCAATGAAGCGTATGAGCTGATTTTCCCGGAAAAGTCCCGTAAGGAAATTGAAAAATTTAAATTAAACTTCGAGGATTGGACGACTGTGGTAGAAGCGGCTATGGACCTGGTAGTAGGCGAGGAAAACAGCCAGGGGGAGCAGTGACCCGTACTACGATTTGTTTGAAGACTGGAATTTGATTATTTCCAGTTTCCTGTCGCAGTACGGGCTGAGAATAAGGACAAAAGAATTTGAGTCAGTTAGTTGGGATGAGTTCAAGTCCCTTCTGGCCGGAATAGATCCGGAGACCGTGTTGGGGCGTATCGTGGCGATCCGATCAGAGACGGATAAAGATGTAATTAAGCATTTTACCACAGACCAGAAGCGGATTTACGATGAGTGGCATAAACGTCAGGCCGAGCAGATGAGCCCTCAGGCATACGGTCAGCAGATGGAATATCTGGAGCGGCAGATGGCTTTCCTGTGCGGAGGTGGTTGAGATTGAGAAGATAAAAACAGAAAGAGAAAAAGTGAGGTGCCCGTATTGCGGGTACCCTGTTAATGCAATCAGAAATCAGGACGCCAGGTGTCAGGGCGTCTTTTTTAAATGCAAAAATAAGGATTGCAAACGGGAATTTGAATTAAGAATCTAAGACGCTGTGCCGATGTGCCTGTCTTACCAGATGAGTAAAGGCAGGTGATAGTATGGCAGCTGAGAGCGTCGGACAAATTGGTCTTGACCTTACAGTAAATGATCGAAGTTTTAAGAAGCAGATGGTCGGCATTCAGGGCATGGCAAAGAAAGCGGGCGCCGCCCTGGCTGCCGCATTTGCAGTTAAAAAGATTATAGATTTCGGGGCTTCCTGTATTGAGCTGGGATCGGATCTTGCCGAGGTCCAGAACGTCGTTGACGTGACATTCCCTCGAATGTCAAAACAAGTAGATGAGTTCGCCCGGAATGCGGCAGGATCCTTCGGCCTGTCTGAAACGATGGCAAAGAAGTTCACGGGTACGTTCGGCGCTATGGCGAAGGCATTCGGGTTCAACGAGCAAGCAGCCTACGAGATGTCTACGGCCCTTACCGGTCTGGCTGGAGACGTTGCGTCGTTCTACAACATCAGCCAGGACGAAGCATACACCAAAATGAAGGCGGTGTTCACCGGAGAAACTGAGGTCTTGAAAGATCTCGGAATTGTCATGACCCAGAATGCACTCGATGCTTATGCCATGGCAAACGGATACGGTAAAGTTACGGCCAAAATGACCGAGGCTGAAAAGGTAGCATTACGGTATCAGTTCGTGACAGATCAGCTGGCCCTGGCTTCCGGGGATTTTATCCGGACGAGTGACGGCTGGGCGAATCAGGTTCGTATCCTGCAACTTCAGTTTGATAGCTTAAAGGCGACGATCGGCCAAGGGCTCATCAATGTCCTTACTCCTGTGATTAAGGTTATTAACCTTATAATCAACAAGTTGATGAGCCTGGCCAATGCTTTTAAATCCCTGACAGATATGTTTGCTGGGAAGAAATCAGGCGGAGGAGGCGCTGCGGTTGCAGCCGCCGGTATGGAAGGCGTAGCAGAATCCGCGGATAATGCAGGAACAGCCATGGGCGGAGCTGGGAGCGCTGCGAAAAAGGCCGCGAAAGATATCAAGGGAGCCACAAGTGGCATTGACGAACTCAATGTCATTCAGGCGCCAGATAGTGGTGGATCTGGTGGCGCGAGCGGCGGATATGCGGCCGACGAGTTCGATATGGGGGAAGTTGATACTTCAGCCATTGATGAGATGGATAGTAAGTATCAGGGACTCATTGATAAGGCCAGAGAGCTTTCCAGTCTGTTTAAGGGTGGATTTAATATTGCCTTCGGAGATAAAGGCGTTTTAGACAGTATTCAGCAGTCCATCACTAATATTGGGCAGAGCCTAAAAGATATATTCCTGGATCCGGCTGTCGTTTCTGCGGCAGATGAGTTTCTAAATCGGTTTGTATTTAATCTGGGTAAAGTTGCTGGTTCCACTGCAAGCATTGGTGCATCATTTGCTGATAATCTACTGGGCGGGATCAGCCTGTACTTAGAGCAGAACAAGGAACGTCTGATCGAATATATTGTAGCAATGTTTGATATCGGTTCCAGAATCTCTGAGATAAGTGGCCGATTTTCGACCGCAGTAGCTAAAATATTTGAGTCTTTCCGGAGTGACAGTGCAAAACAGATCACAGCTGACATCATCGGGATTTTTTCTGAAGGATTTATGGGTGTTACTGAACTGGCAGGCACGTTTCTGGCTGATTTACTAGACGTGCTTACTGGCCCGATTATAGATAATGCAGATTATATCAAATCAACGCTGGAAAATACATTTAGCGCGATTGAACCGGTATTTGCAACGATTAAGTCAGTGATCGAGGAAGCATTCACCAAAATAGGTAACGCATACAACGACCATGTAGCACCTATGCTCATGTCATTTAAAAAAGGATTTTCTGAAATAACAGAAAAACTTTTGGACGCTTATAATCAGTACATCCTCCCGGTAATATCAGAAATGTCCCAGAAATTCCAGGAGTTTCACGAACAATATTTAAGCCCTCTTATAGATAAGTTTCTTGATTTCACTGGAAAAGTCGCTGATGCTATAACGACGGTGTGGGAAAATTTCCTTAAGCCATTTGTTTTATGGTTTATTGGGACAATGGTTCCTATCATTGGCAATGCATTATCAGGACTGGTTGACATGTTCTTTGGCTGGTGGAAAGGAATTAGCGAGACTCTGGGCCATGTATTCGACGCGCTGGGCGGTTTGATGGATTTTATCACCGGAATCTTTACTGGAGACTGGAAAAAGGCATGGGAAGGCATTAAGACATTTTTCAGCCAAATATGGGAGGCTATGAAGAGCCTGACAAATACCCTGATGACTGCAATAAGCAATATTATAAGTACGGTGCTGGGCGTTATTAAAGGTGTATGGGAATCTATTTGGGGAAAGATTAAGGAGTTTGCTTCCGGACTCTGGAATGGTTTAAAAGACTCAGCATCAGAGATATTCAATAGCATCAAGGATAAGCTGTCTGAAATCTGGGATAGCGTAAAGTCCACGATTGAGGAAAAGTGGAATGCCATCAAAGAGTGGTTCGATGGAATCTGGCAGAAGATCAAAGATATTTTCAATCTTGACGAAATGCTGCAAGTCGGAAAGAACATCATGAACAAACTGTGGGAAGGTATGAGTAATATCTGGGAAGACGTGAAAAACTGGCTGGGCGGCATTGCAGATTTTGTAGGAAGTGTCTGGGACGGTATTGTAGATGGTGCAAAGAATCTGTTCAAGCGAGGTAAAGAAGAAGCTGAAGAAAGTGACAGTGATAGTTCCGGGCCGGGAGGCACTTCCGACTATGTTGACAGTGGCCCAGGTGTAAAGGGCCATGCAACCGGAGGCTTCCCGAAATCAGGCCAGATGTTTGTGGCCAATGAAAACGGCACCCCTGAGATGATTGGTAAGTGGGGCGGTAAAGCGGCGGTTGCCAATAACACGCAGATCACTCAGGGAATCTCTCAGGCAGTACAGGGTGGCATGAGAGCAGCCCTTACACCATTGGTTAATAGCATAAGGAGTATGACAAGCAATGCAACGCCGCGTCTGGCTATGGTGGGATCATCGAGTCCTGGCTATGAAGACACCGGGAGAATACGAGATATGGTCGATAAGGCCGTTGCAATGGCAGCCAGACCGGACGGCATGAGCGAGCAGTACTTAATCATTATGATCGATCTACTTAAGAAGATTATCGAGCTGATCGAGAACTTTGATCTGGTGGTCAACATAGATATCCGTGAGATCCGACAGAAGCTTAAGGATCTCGAAAAACGGTCAGGCTTTTCGTTTGGATAAGGAGGTGGAGACGTGGCTTTTATTACAATCAACGGTCGGGAGTTTCCGCCTCCCGACAACATGGCCGACTTAATTGTCGCCACGAACGTGAGCGATGGTAAAAATGCCCTCGGCGAGTTTATCGGGGACCGCGTCGGTAGGGATCAGTACAAGGTGGATAACCTGCAATGGTCCTATCTGGACGCAGCTACGTGGGCGGAGATGTTACAGGCGTTTTCGGAGTTCGTAGTGACGGCCCGGATCCCCGACATGGTACACGATGGCTGGATTACAATCCAGATGTACCCGGGCAACCGGACCGGTACGCCGTGTGAATATGACAGTGACGGCCGGCCCACCCGGTATAAGGTGTGCAAGGTCAATCTGGTGGATTGCGGGGTGATTGACTGATGCAGGCGGTAAGCAGAGCCTATAAAGAGACACAGACAAAGCAGACCAGAGATCAGATGTACATGGACGTCACCATCGGTGTTATCAACCAGGCAGCACAGAATAACTCTTCCGTGGATCCGGGCCAGTGTACGGAGTTCTCGAACACCCGGAAGCTGTTGGACAACTACGACCCAGAGTACATGTACGCGACTTACGAACAAGACTTCTGGCGGGCCGATGGCTCCATGTTATTCCTGCCAGAGGACGGCAGCCCCTATTTCAACCAGGGGGCGGTCAGCCGGGAGCTGCTGGGGGCAATCCAGATCGATTACCACGGCGGCCCCTATGATATCCGGGGGCTGACTATAGATTTTTCGGATTACTTCCCGGTTGACTTTGACGTTGTGTCAGACAATAAGACGCTGAATGTCATCGGAAACAGCAGCCGGGTATACATAACCGAGGAGATTTTCGAGGACGCTACGTACATCCGGATCGTCCCTCACGCCATGGTCAACGGCCAGGGGCGGCTCCGGATTTTTAAAATATCCATGGGTGTTGGTATCTACTTTAAGAGCAGACAGATTACCTCGAGCAGTAAAAAGGAGTATCTGTCGCAGATTTCGGAGGAGCTGCCGACCATAGACCTATCCCTGACCGTGGAAAACAAGGGCCGGAAGTTTGACACCGAGAACCGCGACAGCGCCCTATATTATCTGGAGATCGGCCAGGAGGTCGAGATCAAGTACGGCGTGACACTGGCGGACGGCTCCATCGAGTGGCTGGACGGAGCGAAGCTATACCTGGACACGTGGAAGGCCGACGACGACCGCATGAGCTTCGGGGCGCGTGATGCAGTCGCAAACCTCAACGGGACGTATTACCGGGGGAGGCATGGCACCACAACGTTGTATGATCTGGCCGTCGATGTGCTGGCAGATGCAGACGTGGATCCTCGGAATTACGTACTGGACGATTATCTGCGGCAGGTGCTGGTTGTCAACCCGATGCCCGCAGTCACCCATGCAGAAGCGTTACAGATCATAGCCAACGCAGGCCGCTGCATCTTATACCAGGACCGACAGGGTATGATCCGGATTAAGGCAGCATTCGCCACGGTGATCTCTCCGGAGCGCATGACGGTGACGTCGGACGATGCCATGGAGTACTCGCACCTTAAAGAGGTTGTGCTGCCGAGCGTTAAGTACGATTATGCCAGGTATACACAGGATTACTGGGTGGCAGATGGCAGTATGTACTTTCTTCCAGAGGACGGAGGCAACTACTTAAATACCGGTTTTATAAGCAAGCAGGTGGCCGGAGATGATGGGCGATTTACAGATCCTCCAAAGCTGTCAATCCGACTGGAAGCGGCCATGAAGTACTACGGCCTGTCTATGGAGTTTGGCGGCAATCACCCGGTCGAGATGGTGATACACACCTATAAGGCCGGTGCATTGCAGGAAAGCTATACGCAGGGGATAACCGGCAACGAGATGGTAGTGGAGCATGAGTTTCCGGAGTTTGACACCATAGTTTTTGAGTTTACGCAGGCGCACCCCAACAACGATGTGATCGTCAACTATGTTAAGTTTGGGGACGTCAGCGATTATGAACTTAACTATCACAACATGCGGAAACCGCCTACAGGTATCCAGGTCGATAGGTATAAGGATCTCCGGGTGCAGATGACCAACTATTATGAAGGATCAGATCGCAAGGAGCTGTTTAAGGACGTGGTGCAGGGCGGCGGCCGTTATGTGGCTACGATGCTTAATGCGAGCCATGGCTATTCCGTCAACGTCGGTACGATTGTAGAGTCTACAGCCTATGAGGTGATTGTGGATCTGAGCAGTGTAACCGGCTCTGTGGAGTTGATAATCACCGGCTGCGAATACATCCAGACACCGTCTGACTATGTGCTGAGACTTAACCCGTCTGGACAGAGTATGACCTGGACTAATCCTCTAATCAACGATGCGGCTCATGCGCAGCTGGTAGCGGAGTGGATCGGTAATTATCTCAACAACAATATCAACTATGAGATCAGCTACCGTGGGGATTTCCGGCTGGATCCTGGGGATATCGTATTCCTCCAGAACCAGTATGTGGATAAGCTCCAAATCAACATCGGGGAGCATACGATCAATTACGACGGCGGAGCCGTATCCGGTACCGTGAAAGCAAGGAGGGCTGTTAATGGCGTGGGTAACACCTAAAACTAATTGGGTTAAGACGGACAGGATTAACTATGTGGATTACAACCGGATCAAAAACAACTTGGCGTATCTGCGGGATCTGGCGGCGCAGTTGTATCGGGAGTTTGACATCACAGTGGATCCGGACAAAGACAATTATAGTCTCTGGCCTTATCCGTCCGAGATCAACCGCTTGGAGGAGAATCTGGAGACAATCCGGAATCATACGTATCAGTTCCGGACGGGGCAGAAGCGGACCTATTACGGCAACGTCCCCACTATCGACTGGCAGGAGCTCAACCGCCTGGAATCAGCCACGCTGCTGATCCACGATAACTTACAGGGCCAGACAGAGGGCAAGCGGCGGTTATCATTTAGATTAGGAGGTTTAAGACTTTGAAAACAGACTGGAAAGATGATATCTTCACCCGTAGGAAGCTGCGTCTGGAGCAGAACAGCGACGGCACGGTCACACCCGTTGACGAGACGGTGTACACACAGCAGGGAGATGCGTTCGGGGCGAAGGAACTCAACGAGATCGGCGAGGAGATCAACGAAGTAAAAAAATCTGTGAGTGATGGGAAAGCCCTTGTTGCCGCATCCATCACTGCAAAGCGAGTAGCAACAGCGGCAACGGATACATTTGCACAGTTTAAAGCCAACATAGACAAGATTAGGCTTGGATCCGGCAACGCGCTTAAGTCCCATGTACTGGCCGGGAAGACGTTCACGAACGACGATGGTGTGGAATATACCGGAGAGATGCCGGAACGTGCAGGTGAACAAATCCCAGCAAGCCAGGTCACAAAGTCTGGAAATGCCATCGTCATGAAATCCTCCCGTAACGGCCATATCAACGAGAATACGGCCATATCCGCAGATCAGAGTGCGGTGGCATCGGCGGCCGGAGTCAATGGTGCTGTAATACGCGCCGGATATAATGTTTTAGGCGTAGCTGGACAGATCCAGTCCTTAGCAGGAGCAGATATAACTCCGCAGACTTATGCGCAGACGATCGCGGCGGCCGGAAAATATGGAGCTGCAAACCATAACATACGTGGCGTGCCTCTTCCGCCAGCGAATGTAATCAAAAGGGGGTATCGTTACTGGATTGGCAGCAACTACGTGGACGGTACATACGTATACTCGGATATCACCGGTTATTACTACCAGGCCCCGAACGAGATGACCGGAGTTACGGGTGGCTGGAACTGGGTGCTCCCCAGTGACCAAAAACCTAATCCTGGTACACTGTCTCGGCAGCCAGGTTACATGGAAATAAAAATGAACCCAGGTCCATGGTCTGGTGGGGGCAGTAGTGATTCAAATACTATTGCGGCTTTCGTTTGCACTGCATATAAAATTAATATTACCAATATAAGAACTATCTATCTGCCTTTTATCAACGGTTCTTACGGAGGATATTCGACATATTTAGGGATATCAAATGGCGTACCGAACAGCAAAAATTGGAGCGATTTCGTTATTGCTGTTAATAACAATCCCGTTGCAGGTAAGCAGCTCGTACTGGATGTAAGCAACATCACGGGAAGCTATTATCTGGTTATTAAGGTGACAGCTTTTTATGGCTCGTCATCTGGTATGCATGTTAATAATACGAGATTTTCAGAAATCCGCTATGAAACAATGGAGCGATAGGAGGAAACAATCATGAAATCATTAATCATCTATGACGCCACCGGCACAGTCTGGTCGGTAATCCACGGCCAGGATACAGTCCCCGCCGGAGTCCTCGGTCTGGTGGTCACGATCCCGGACGGCGCAACAGTCGCCGGAGTAGACGTCAGCGATCCCGCAAGGCCGGAACCGGTCTATCAGTACAGTGAGAGCGGCGTCAACTTGCAGGAAGAAGTCAAGGAACTGCGCGCCATGATCGACGACATGTCCCTTATCCTGGCTGATGTGATTGGAGGTGCGTACCATGCTTAGTACAGCGGCGAAAAATATAATTATCTATGCTCTTAAGATCAGGCGCGGGCAGGGGGAAGATGTGGAAGAGATCCTGAAGGGATACCGCAACCTGACCGATGCCGAGAAATACGAGGTCTTACGGGCAGTGACAGAGGAGGGATAAGATGGACGGTACAATCCAAAACTTTACGCTTGACATGGCGGCCGATACGAAAAAGGATCCGTTGGAGATCAAGCAGTACGACACGAACAGCCGATGGGCGCGTATATCTCTGGTAGCATTCAAGAGTCCATGGATTATCCCGTTTGGATGTCAGATACACATCAGCGTCCGGAAGACCGACGGGACTTTAGCCAATGCCACGTGTACGCGGGAAACTGAAAGTACAGTTCTTGCCCCAATAACAGACCAGATGGCTACCGTAGCGGGAACCCATTTGGGGGAACTGTATTTTCTTGGCAATGATGGAGACATTAGATCTCAGACTTTTCCCGTAGTAGTACGAGATGCCGTCACAGACTTAGACCGAATGGCCTCCTCAGACGATTTCCAGGTTCTTAAGGACGCGCTCAGAGAAGTCAAAACCTCCACGGAAGCCGCAGACATTGCCGCCCAGTACGCTACGGAGCAGGGCAACTCTGCCAGAGACGGAGCTCAGCGCGCAAATGATGCAGCGGATAGCATACAGGTAGCGGTCGATGCGGCGGCGGCAGCCAAAGTTAGCGAGACCAACGCTAAGACATCGGAGACAGCTGCGGCGCAGACTCAGCAGGAGGTAACGGATTATGTTGAGGCGCAGAAGGCCGCATTTGTGGGATATAGCCAGCGGGAGTCTGACAGCAAGTATGCCAATGCCTTGACCAATGCAGCGACGGGAGAGGGCGATATTACTGTTGAGGACGCATGGACGGCTCCGGTGTTGGGGCTGGAAGTGGTGGGGAAGAGTGAGCAGGCGACGACGACGGGGGCGCAGCTGTTACCTCAGCCTCAATTTCGCGAAACAAAAAATGGTCTCACAATAAAAACGCAGACGGATGGTGGCGTTGCGGTAACGGGTACTGCAACAACCGCCACTGCATTTACAGTAGCAGAAATTCTGCTGGAGCCAGGTACTTACACTTTATCGGGATTATCCGGTCTGGTTGTGGGCAGAATGTATTTTCAACTCGTTGAAATAAGTGCACAGGGCGGCCAGTTTGTTGGTGAACTGGCAAAGGTAGGTCATGTTGCTAGTACGACCATTACGATTGACCGTGATGTATGGGCGCGTGCAGAAATAAAAGTATTATCAGGAGTAACAGCCGATAGTGTGTGTTATCCCATGCTAAATGTTGGAATCACAGCATTACCGTGGGAACCCTACACAGGCGGCGCACCCTCTCCCAGCCCGGATTACCCGCAGGACATTATCAGCACGGGGACGGTAAGCACGGGGGCGCAGATGTTAAATGTTGACACGATTGCGCAGGGTATGATTAGTACTGAAACAGGAGCAGAAAGCAAATCATCTGTTTTTGTCCGTAGTGATTATATACCAGTTAAGCCGGGAGATTATATATTAAGCGGTGATGGGTTAAAGCCATATTTTAATCATGTTATGTACTTCAGCAAAGAAAAAGTAATACTAAGCAGTTTATCAATTAAACCAACTAACGGGAAATTTACAGTCGCAGATGAAACCGCATATATCAGAATTAGGTTTATATCCAAAGATGGTACAAGTGGAACGGTGACACCATCTGAGGTTGCCGCATTGAAACCTATGCTCAATACTGGTGACACTGCCTTACCGTGGGAACCCTACACCGGAGGCAAGCCGAGCCCGTCGGTGGAGTATCCGCAGACGTTGGAGGTGGGGGTGACAGGGGCGCAGTTATTTTACAAATCTCTTGTGACGTTACAGGGGACAGGTGCAGAAGCTGATATCACGGACAAAAGAGCCATTAAGATTACTTACACAAGAGCTAATGGCGGAAAATATGCAGGATTTATTGTGGACGATAAAATTAATATTATTGGTAAGACATTAACAATATCGTACAGCGGTATCGTATCAAGTAAAAGTGGTTTGACGCCCGGTATCAGATTGTACTGGATAGACAATAATGGATCCGTATTGTCCTACGTGGTGTATGTAAATAAATCTCCCACTACAATTACAATAGAGGATCCTCAAAATGATATGGCTACAAAATTGGCATTGTTGTTGTATGCAGATATCGGTGACGCGGCCGTCGTAAATGATTATGTAATATATAAGGATATCATGATTAACGCCGGAGACATCCCGCTCCCCTGGGAGCCATACATGGGTTGCCAAAATGTCCCCATCACCCTGACCGAGCCATTACGCGGCGTCGGAGAGTACCGGTACCGGATCATGTGCAGAGATGGCGTGTGGGGGATTGAACGGTGTGTTGGTGTGGTGGATAACGGGCAATGGAAGAAAATAAATGTAGTATCAGGAAGCGCCGGGCATAGATTTGTATACGATGCAACAGATATGATTGAAAAATTAAATTGCATGGTTATGTGCACTAAATATACAAGACGACCAAATGGGTCCAGCTTTAGCAATGCCGGCGATTACATGGCGACAGATGAGCGAGGAAAAATTTTTATTCGTACCCTCAATCCTGATTTCGAAACAATCGAAGCATTTAAGGAGTTTATGGCCGATGCAATCACCATCTATCCCCTTGCCACTCCCACCTGGGAGCCCCTCCCCGACGCCACCCAGCAGGCCCTCAACGAGCTGACCACCTACGCAGGCACAACGCATTTAACAATCACAGCAGGCGGCCCGGCCCCCACGGTCACTCTGGATTACGTCAAGGATACCCACAAGGCGCTGGAGCAGTGCCAGGAGGCGGCCAAAGAGTACACCGACAACCAGATAGCGGCAATAGTAGCAGCCCTGCCGACAGCGACGCAGGCAGCTATTGTAGATAACCAGACAACCAGATTATTACAGGAGGTATGAGATTATGAGTAACACAGTGATTTACACGTTGATGGAGAGTCTTATCAGCAAAAAGTATTATGCAACCAAAGAGGAGGCCACGGACAAGCTGGGGGTATACTTTGCGTTTGATATGATCGACGCAGAGCAGATGACCGAGCTTGCCCTGTTGGCTGAGGGCGTATATGCGCCGCCGGCGGTTGAGCCGGAGATCCCGACAGAGCCGGAAGTGCCGGCAGAATAAGGAGGACAAAATCATGAAATTTATCGACAAGTACAACGCTGCCGTAGGCGCAGCCATAACACTATTAACGGCCCTGTTCGGTGTGTACTGGTATGTTTTCGCCGGATATCTGCTTTGTAATATCTTAGACTACATAACCGGCTGGGCGAAGGCCAGGAAGACGCATAAGGAGTCAAGCGGTATCGGGATTGTAGGGATTGTCAAGAAAGTTGGATACTGGATTATCATCCTGGTGGCGTTCATGATTCCGGAGTTGTTTATTCATCTGGGACAAGATTTACTGGGGGTCAATTTAAGTTTCCTGGCGCTTCTGGGGTGGTTCACTTTGGCAACGCTTCTTATCAACGAGATCCGCAGTATCCTGGAGAATCTGGTGGAGTATGGCATTAATGTTCCTGATTTCCTGATTAAGGGTCTGGCAATTACAGAAAAACTTATAAGCGCCGGAGCAGATACTGGAGAGAAATAACTATTGCGATATCGCAACGGTTGTAATATCACAACTTTTTATGGGCCTGGGATTCCGGGCCCATTTCTTTTTTTGAAGGAGGATAATTATGTTACCAATTACAAAACAGATCAAACAGATCAATTGCTACGCAAGTCAGAATCACCCAAAGTACATCGTGATCCACGAGACCGATAATTTCAAGAAGGGCGCAGGCGCGGCAACTCATTCCAGGGCACACAACAATAACAACCTGTCTACCTCGGTCCATTATTACGTTGATGATGTAGCAATCTACCAGACACTCAACCATACAGACGGAGCATGGGCTGTCGGCAAGCAGTACGGTACGCCGCTGGTGGCCGGAGTCAATAACAACAACACGATCAATATCGAGATATGTGTTAATCCGGACAGCAACTACGATAAGGCGCGGCTTAACTGCGTGGATCTGGTACGACATCTGATGCAGGAGACGGGGATCCCTGCTGATCGGGTAATCCGGCACTACGATGCCAAGCGCAAATGGTGCCCACGTAAGATGATGGACAATCCGGAGTTATGGACGGACTTCTGCCTGCGGATCCGCGGACAGGTGGACGAGGTGAAGAGCTTCGAGGACGGCGCCGGGAACTGGCATTTCACGATTAACGGGGAGTTGCAGAAAGCGCGGTGGATTAAGTATAAGAATAAGTGGTTCTATGTGGACGATGTCGGGAACATGGTAACCGGTTATGCGACTATCGGCGGCCTGGCTTATATGCTCAATCCGTCAAAAGCTGATATGGCGACATACGGAGCGCTGATGGTGACGAATAATCTCAGCCAGGGCAATCTCGAGGTGCAGTGGGTAGAATAA